CATCATAACCTATTGCTACATTTTCTCCACCTACAGTATTAGCGTCTAAGGCTAAAGAACCTACTGCTACATTTTTTGTTCCTGTAGTGTTTGCTGTTAAAGCAAGATTGCCAACTGCTGTGTTGTTTGAAGCGGTGGTATTTCCTTGTAAAGCACTTCTGCCTACTGCTGTGTTATCACTTCCTGTGGTGTTGTAATACATAGTACCTTCACCTATAGCAACATTATCGTCACCAGTAGTAGCTGTGTAATAAGCATTTTTACCCATCACAACATTTCTAGTTCCTGTCGTGTTACTAGCTGCCGCTTGAAAACCAACTGATGTGTTATCTGCACCTGTAGTGTTTGCTCCTAAAGATGCGTAACCAACGGCTGTATTGTTATCTGCTGTGGTATTATCGTCTAAAGCATACGCACCTATAGCGACATTACTGCTACCTGTTGTATTGTCTTGGAAAGCTCTAAAGCCACTAGCAGTATTGTTTCCTCCTGTTGTATTACTATAGGCAGCATATGTTCCAGATACTGTGTTAGCTGCTCCTGTAGTGTTGGATGTTAAAGCACCTGTACCAATAGCTACATTATTATCACCTGAAGTAAGTGCTGCAAAGACATCTACACCTAAACCTGTATTATAGTTAGCAGCATCAATAGTTCCTGTAGTCGTATCTCCAATCATTATGGAGTCTGTGCCAAAAGCTTTACTGGTTATATCATTTATAGCACCAACACTTAAACTAGCAAAAGCGTCTGTTACTGCTGCACCTGAGCCAGCACCATCTAGGTAAACTGCTTTTACATTCCCTGGAGGTATAGTTATGTTTGCACCAGAACCTTGTGAAATTATTATGTTTTGAGAACCACTTGTTCCGTTCTCTATAAATTGCATCCTATTGATTGTGTTAGGTCCAATAGTGATTGTACAAGCTGAATCTAATGTGCCTGTATATTTAACATACATAGCCCTTACTGGGTCTGTAGCTCCATCTGCTACTGTAGATGTATGCGTATCTGCGTTGGTGGTTATTGCTTCAGTTCCAAAGCCTAAAGCTTCTCCGATCAACTCCAAATTTGTATTTGTCGTATCGCCCCAAGTTCCTGACGCATCACCTGTCGCCATTTCATTAAGTCTTAGATCATTAACGTATGTGCTTGCCATAATTTATATCTCCGCTTTGATTATATTACCTTTTTGTTGCATAGTTAAGCAACTTCTTCCCACCCTGGATTTTGTGAGTCTGACACTGAACTCCAAGTTGGATCTTGTGTATCAGTAACGCCTGTCCAACTTGGATCTTGTGTATCATCTACAGGGCCCCAAACCAATATTTGACTGATTGCTCCTGTCGCTTCTACCCCTGTTAAAGAAACAATTCCTTGTGCATTTATTACTACTGTTCCAACGGCTCCTGTAGCTGCAAGTCCTGTAATACTTACATTGTTTACAGTAAAAATACCTAAACTTGATATTGCTCCTGTAGCCGCAACACCTGTTGGGAATACATTAGCATCACATGTTACAGTCTCGTCGCCTAAGGATATTGTAGAAGCAGCACCCGAAACACCTGTTATTGCAGCTCCTGCGGTAATTACATTACCTAAAGCTGTTGTTCCTACTACTCCTGTTTCTGTAACATTGGCATCAGCTGTTGTAGTTACCGATCCTAATAAACCTGTGCCAGCTAATCCTGTTAAAGAAGCCTCTCCTTGACCAGATGCAGATACACCTCCTAATGAAGTAGTGGCAGATAGTCCTGTTACAGATGTATTAGCGTCTGCAGTTACACTTTCTGAACCTAAAGCTGTAGTCCCTACAACTCCTGTTTCAGTTACAATTGCAGCACCAGTAGCTGTAAGAGAGCCAAGTACACCTGTACAAGTAACGCCTGTTTCAGTTACGTTTGCGTCACAAGATACTGTTTCTGTACCTAACGCAGAAGTTCCTGCAACCCCTGTAAGGGTTACAGATACATTTACTATAGCGGGCTGACCCCAGGGACCTTCACCCCAGCCAGCTCGACCCCAACCTGCCATTTAAGGGTTACGCTATTCTTATTACTGCGTTACTAGCGTCAGCTGCTGGGAACTGAATTGTAAAACTTCCAGCAGTAGATGTTTTATCTCCGCCAAAATCAAACACAGCTACAGCAGGATCACCTGATGCAGTGTCGTTGTAAATCATACAGCCTCTTGCAGTTACAGTAGCAGTACCGAAAGTTAAATCTGCAAAATCAGTAAACGCTGTTGTCCCTGAAGATGTTGGATTAACGTTGGTTAACGCTGCTCCACCCGCAGTGTAATTCGTTCCTGATGCCTCTTGGCTTGTGCTGTAAGCTGTAGTAGCCGCAGTCATGGTTGCAGAACTTGTGTATAACGCTAGTTTAAAAGTATTGCCACCTGAAGCAAGAAAGTTATGTTTTGCTTCCAATAGTTCTTTTTTAAAGCTAGTGCACATTGCTTGTGTTATCGCCATTATAGTCTCCTAATAATATTTGCTAGGTCTTTTTGACCTTGTTTTTCTAGTTCATTACATATTGTACAAACGTGGTTTTTAACAGCCTCATTCATATAATAAGTAATAATATGTTTGCATGCTTCTTTAAAAGCATGTGCTTGTGCCCTAATGGGTGCAGGGGCCGTGTCGCTAATGGAAACTAATCTATTAGTAGCCATTTCTGCAACTTCTTCTACAGTGTGCCCTCTGTTATTCGTTGTAGTAACGCTAAGATTACCAACTTCTGTTTCTGAATCAAGTGAAAACATTAATACTCCTCTGGTTCTGGTGGTAAATCATTCCTATCTATCATACCTATAAATTGTTTTTCTTCTTTTATTATATCAGACCATTTGCATACATTCATTTTACCTTTGTCTACATAAGTAATAACAGGGTCTTCTAGCCTATGATATCCATATAATTTTTCTTTTGTAGGAATGTCTGTTTCAAGGAGATTAGATCTTGGTGCAATAGAAACTTCTATATTATTTTCCATGCATTTAGCCAACCAAAACTCACAACAAGCTTTACCCGATTCAGCAAAATGCATATTTGTTTTATAAGTAAAATCTACACCAAACATGGTTAAGTGACTTACTTGATTCCACAACGCGAAAGCTATGGCATAAGCAACTGTGTTATTAAAATAAGCACATCCTAAATCTCCTATTAAAGGCCCTAACGGGAACTCCTCAGCAGCAGGTACGCGTTTATCTAATTCACAGGTGTATATTGGGTATTTTATTTGTGGCAGATACTTCCGCATTATTTCAGTCATGTTTCCTGCATCTTCGGTATCCAGAAACCTCGACATTGGATCAAGAATAAAAGCTCTGTCTACTTCAGGTAAAACGCTAACCATGGCGTTTATAGCCCAAACTTCATCAAAAGCTAAGCTGTGTGTCCTGGACAAATGATAATCTAATTGACTTTGACCCATTGCTACAAGCGCAATGTTTTTACCTTTTAACTGTGGAAGTGGTTCTTCCAACATTAGGTGGTAGGAATACGAACTTGGTCGTACCTATACTGACTCTGTGTTCCTGCTCCCTCTGCAGTATTTTTTAATCTAGCCAGAGCGTCCTCGAACCTCTGATTGTATAAGCCTGTTTCTGCTGGATCCATTTTTAAAAATATAGATGCCTCGGTTAGACAAGCATAAAGTAAAGCTATAGGTGCATTAGTAGACAACCAAGTTGATCCACTGTCTCCAGCTGCGGTTAGAGATGCAGGTCTATAAAAATAATGTAGCTCAAATGTGTAATTGCTGTCAGGAGTAGGAGCGATAATAAAACTATCACTATCAAACTCTGCATAATATTTTGGCCTACCTGTAACAGAACCTGTTGTTGTAGGTTTGTAAGACCTCATAAAACTAACTTGTTTTAGATTTAAAAAATAATACGTATCGCTGTCTATAACAGATAAACTAAAAGGAGCCAAAAAATCTGTAGGCATTCCTAAATAAGGAGTGCCCGAAGTGGCTGTACCAGTTACATTCTTTTTAAAATTATCTAGCCAAACACCTTTTAATATTCTTTCTTCACCTTGTTCAATAATAGTATTTAAGGTGTTAACAAACGTAGTCTCAGAACTATCTACATAATTCTGTATTGTTGTTTTTAATTCGCTGTATGTAAATCCTGCCATCGTTAGGTATTTATTTGTCCACCCATACCTGAGTGGTTAGTACAGTAATAGTAAAGTGTTGGAGCACCTGATGCAACTTCTATCTGGGTGTACGCACCAGAGCTTCCTGGTGTTCCAGAAGTAGTTACTCCAGTCGTATATTCTGATCCTCCTGCATGCGTTCCATTTGCTGTTGTTGAAAATCTTAATGGATGAGTGCCATTAGTGCTATCAGATTGATCAAATCTATATATCTGGCCTTCTGTTAAACTTAAAGTCGGACTAACAGATCCGTCTATGTAGAATTTGTTACCTGTTCCATACGAGTTAGTTCCCGAAGCCACTGTCACTGTGTAGCTAGTAAACGAGGAAGCTCCTGTCACAGTTAATGATCCTAAACTTGTTGTTCCAGCCAATCCTGAGACTGTGCTTGAAGAATCTGGAACCTCTACTGTTGTTGAGTTTACAGTAGCTGTTCCCGCAACACCTGTAATAGTAGGAACAAAAGCAGTGCCAGCTGTTGCCTTGTCTCCGCCTCCTGTAGTGTCACCTGTGGCAGCTGTTCCTGTAGAAGTAAAGTTATACTCATTAGCGTCTACCACTGTTATTGTATATCCATCTGAAGATTCAAGAACAATAGTAGAAACACCGTCCACCGTTTCTGTGTTTCTAAATCGTACTATATCTCCTGTGTTCCTGCCGTGTTTAAATTCTGTAACGGAGATTACTGTATTCGCACCAGAGTTTCCTGTTCTAAATGGGTTAAGAGGTAGCAAAGTTTGTTCTGGTCCTACCGTACATTCAACTCCTCCAGCTCTGGTTCCCGTTATAGCTGTACCAGATAATGCTGTAAACGTGTAGGTATTGTTGTAATAGTTAAGTACGTCAGTAGTGGGATTAGCTGTAACCGTAATTGAGTATCCATCAGGATCATTAATAGTGTCACTTGTAAATCCATCAAATGCATCTGCATTCCTAAACCTAACTGTATCGCCCGTGCTCCTGCCATGGTTATCTTCAAACACAGTTATTTCTGCGCTGCCTTGCACAGTTAAAAATGGATTATTAGTTAGAAGAACTTGAGATGCTGGCTCTGTCCTATCAGGTCTTGGGTTCAATAGTGCTTGGGGATCTGCTCCAACAGGGGGAGCTTCTAGTTGTGGTTGTTTAGGATCAAAACATTCTGGGCAAGTTTTAAATCCGTCCCATTGTTCTTGTAGCCGATGTAAGCGATACCTTTGCCCACAAGTATCGCAAATTCCATAAGCTCGTTTACCTGATGCAAATGCCATATCATATTATAAGTCTAGGAGGTAAGAATTTAGAGCTTACCGAATCTATATCTTCGCTTGCTGCTCTGTCCCATTCTTCGTCATAAACTGATTTTAAAAGTTGTATCCTATCAGGGGCTCTTTTCATAGCTATGTAATAAGCAAGACCTGCTGTCATACAAGGTAAGAATCTAAACACGGCTTCCATATTATTAGTGTAGTCCCCTACGTCTTGCATTCTAGTCAAAGCGTAATATTTAATTACATCCGTAGAATTTTCTGGAGTCGGGTACAAATATAGTTTTGGTGTTATATGTCTTTCTAAAAAGAATTGAGTAGGCCTAGCTTGATCTGTTTTGTTAGGGGTGTAGAGGTAGTCAGACCTACTCAGTCTAGACATCTGGAAATCTGTGTTATCGCGAGATATAACTGCAGAAGTAATATCTACAATATCTGTTCCAAGACTTACTTCGTTTGTGCCTTGTGTAACAGTAAAACTGTGCTCAGCTATAAGCCATTGATTTAATCCTCTGTTAGCCCATTCCGCTATCATTAGATTAAGCGAACGACGAGCGGTCTCTAAATCGTAACCTGTACGAAGTTCAAGACCGCATCTTTCGTATGCTTCTTCTATTAATTCATCAACGCTAAGGTTAAATGAAGTAGTTCCTGAGGTAGCCATTACTAGCCACCATGCTTTTTCTTAGGCTTCTTAACCGTACCACCGTACTCATAGCCCATAACTTCACCGCCGCCCATATAGCCTTTGGTTTTTTTGCCTTGAGCATAATCTTGAGTTTTCTTAAACATATCTAATCCTTAGTTATAGTATGCAACAAAAAAGTCGCAGTTGGTTAAAGCTACATAAGCTCCTTCTGTAAAACGACAACCCATGCCTGGTATGTAGTGATCGAAAGATTCGTTCGCTGCAGATCCAAACTTGAATTGAGCTATTATTCTAGTGCCACTTGCGCTAGAACCATCATATATGATGATCTGTGCGTCAGAATCGCTAGATTGAGCTTGTACAGACTGTATCCTTAGTGAGCCTAAATTAGTAGCAGTTCCAGCTCCCGAAGCTCCAATAAAACCTTGAAGTCTTCCTGAGCTAGTTAAAGGAACGGATGCTTTTACATCTGAACTCATATTAGTCTCCTATTAAGCGTCAGCAAATGGTGTTACTAAAGTTCCTGAACCTAAGATAATACCTTCAACTGCATATTTTGCAGAAGCCATTGCAGTAACTTTTACGATACTACCAGCTAGTCCACCTTTAGTTGATCCATTCATAGTGATTACATCATTAGAAGCACCAGATATAAATGTTTTACCTGTAGCGTTAGTTACGCCAGTGTAAAGACCACCTACAAACTTATCTGTTCCATCCGTCAATATATCCATATCAGTAGCAGCTGTTTCTACAATAAAGTAAAAAGTTGCGCCTATATTATTGGCTTGGTTTGGATCAGTAGAATCACTTGGAGTAGTTGCTACAATTGAAGGTAAAGTAAATTTACCATCCGCATCGTTAGTAGTTAATACTTTACCTGCGTGTGCAGCTACTGTAAGCGAAGTGTCAGCCGTTAAGCTAACAAACGATGTACTACCTGCTGATATAAATCCAGCCAATGATCTGACTGGTCCTGAAAATGTTGATTTAGCCATATTTTTCTCCTAACTAAATGTGTTACACCATCTTGGAGTAAGTCTGCCGAGTCAGTTGGTATAACAAATTATCTCGGTATGAGATTATCGTATCAGAAAAAAATAGAAATGTGTAGAAAAGATAAGGTTGCTGGGTTGAGTAAGAAACCCCCAGCAGGGTTCCATTAAACTAATCGAGTGTTATGCTCCTGGGCTACCGAAGACGCAACGTGGATCCGAGAATCCAAAGCTGTATCTTTCTCTAGCTTTGTACCTAACATTACCAGTATCGAAATCCGCTTCCATTGAAGTTCTGATTGGTGAACGATTAAACATTTTAAATCCGTTCGGTGCATCAGTCTTAATGAAAAAAGCATCGGTGTCAGTCAGATAATGATTAACTGTATATCCCTCAGGAATCATACCCATGTTTCTCATGGCGTTAATGTCATTATCAGACGTGGCAACTCTGCCTGGAGTTTCCAATATTCTATCAGCTACGAATTGTAGTTCTTTAGGAATGATTAATTTCGTTCCTTGAAGAGCTACTTTCAAACCACGTTCGTCAGTGAAAGCTGCAATATCAATTAATGCTTGTTCAAGTGAAGTTTCACTTAGGTCAGCAGATGTTGAAAGTTCATTGCTCAAATTAGGACCGCCCACAGTTGGGTGATCTGTTGCGCAAAGTTCTTTTCCATCGCCGCCAGCGAAGCTTGAATTGAATGCATTATTTAATACAGCTGCTGCCTTGACTTGCTTAGTGTTTGACATACTTCTTGCAAGCGCACGAGTGTACCTGGCCGACAATCTGTCGTATAGGTTATCCTCTACCGCTTCTTCTGTGATGCTAAACGCTAAAGCTATGGTTTCGTGGGTATAACGTGACGTGAAAGCCTCTTGGGCTGAATCAAACGCTACGCCTGCTCCTTCTGATTTAACGGGTGCTTGATCAAAGCCTGTTAACATTACTTCTTCTTCAAAAGCACGATCAGAGTTTTCAACGTCAAAAATTTCTTCATGTTCGTTTTCATATCTATCATACTCAAGACCAAATAATGCATTTAGACCTGGAAGTAACTCTTTGACTAATTGTCCTCTGGAAATTGCCATCTAAATTACTCCTTATGTTCCTGCAACAGGACCTCTATAAGCATGTTCATTAATGAGAACAACTAAGTTCGCATTATTGCTTGAAAGGTCTCCGTTTTTATCATCTTGAACTACGCCCACAACTTTAAGCTGAAGTGCTGCTGTTGTTGCTAGTGTACTAGAGTCGAGCTCGCGAGTAGCTACGCCAGTTGTTGTACTGCCACCAATACCATCAGTATCTGCATTTCTGCCGATAGCTGCAATAGTTGAAGCACCATCCGCCTGAACAACAAACAATTGATTCGGATCGTCATAGATATAAGCCTCTATGTCTCCGCTACCAAGTGCCGTTGTAGATGCTGGATAGTAATTCTTAAAGGTAGGAGTTCCGTCAGTAGCTGTATAAAAAACATGCGATAACACACCTACGTTATTAGCAGAACCAGCTGCTGATCTTTCGATGTATCCTCCATTAAATATAGTTAAGTCACCTTGAAAGATGCTTGTACCATATCCTGATGGATTGATGTTATATTTATTAGCTTCTTGAACGGCTGAACCGACATTGAGACCTTTATAAGGTTTTAACCCAAAGGCTTTATCTACATTTGCCATATTCTTTCTCTAATTTACAAGAATTATTATAAAGAACTCTTAGTTGTTTGACGAACCTTGAGTTCCACCAATTGTTACGCGCGACTGTCTGTCTGGTCTATTAATAGACATGCTGGGGTGCGTACCATCTTTCATCATATCGTTATCTACAGCATCCATCTGACTTTGCGTTTTACTCGCAAAGTGGTCAGCTCTTTCCTGTACAGTTTCGATAGGCATTCTACATAGTATTAACCCACCAACACCAATCACTCCTTCAAACTTACCTTCATCAATTGTTGGAGATTCGAAGTCAGGATATTCGTCTGATCTAACAGGCTCCCATCCTTCTCTCATTTTGGCCACGACGTTCTTACGATCGTCTTGTCCTCTGATTTCTAATCTCACCCAACGGTGAATGTAACCCTCAGGGGGTGTAGGTGCGTCTAAGGCAGACGGGGGAGCCCATGGTCTTCGCGCTACTTGAGTTTCGCGAGTTTGGGCTTCGCGTGGTTGACGATTTTCGTCAGTCTTTTTATTATTGTCAGTCATTTACGTTGCTCCACGTTATTCAACATATTTTGCGTACTCTTCTAAAGGCACACCCAATTTATTTGCTATTGCAACCTGTGAGGGTGTGAGTCTCACAGTTTTGCGCCCTGGCTTTGCACTTCGCTTTGCGGGTGCTACCGTCTGAGCGGGTTGGCTCGTCTGAGTTTCATCATTAAATTTATGAGGGAACTCGTTTCGAATCCTATTATTAATCTCATCATAGTATTCATTGCTTGCGGGGTCAAACCCTTCTGACAACAAATCTTCATGAAAAGCAAACGAGGTCATAGTCATAGCTTTGTCGTTTCCGAACCAAGGATTCTCTTCTGCCCATGCTTGAGCTTTAGGATCTGGTTCAGAATACTCTTGAGGCTGTGGCTGTGGCTCTCTCGGAATATCCTGTGTTACCTGTTGGGGTTGCGCTGCTTGCGCAGTGCGCTCTTGGTTTAAAGCTTGTACGCGTTGAGCTTCAACGGCAAGAGCTGCTAGTTTCTGTTGTGCGTTCGTCTGTGCATCGATATCTGCTTCTTCGTTTGCTTTTCTTAAAATGTTTTTTGTTGCTTCGGTTTCAGCTGAGATCCTATTGGCTTCAGCTACAATATAGTTACTATCTAAATTCGTTTTTTGTTGTGTTAATGTTTCGTTTTCTTTTTTTACGTTTTCAGCAAATTGCGTTGCTGCTTGCTCTCTTCGTTCGGCTTCCCTTAATTTAGCAGTCAGCTTATCGATACGCTTCTTTACACTTTTACTGTATTCTTCGTGATCGTCAGCTTTTGCTTCTTCGGGTTCAGGCTCTGGTACTACTTCCGCAGCTCCCTCGTCACCTAGTACAGGCTTAGTAGGTTGCTGAGGATCTATAGGTAAAGCTCCCCCGTCGTCTATGTCAACATCCACCTCAGGACCAGTATCATCTAACTGTACTGTTTCCTCAGCGGCATTCATATTTAGTTTATGCTCAGGCATGGTCGTTCTCCATGGTTATTAAAATTGATGCAGAATTGCTTCTGGGTCTGGAACCGTTGCGATGATTTCATCATCATTCAACAGTTTTATTTCTCCGCCCTCGATTTGTATCCTTGATCCTGAGTATCTTCCAATCAATACCCAGTCTCCTGGTTTACACCAAGGGCCAGTAGAAAATCTTTCTCCGTCGTACGCTTGTGGTCCGACTTTTAGTACATAGCCAAGCAGCGTTCCTATCTGCTGTCTCTCACGAGTTTCACTCGTTAGAACAATACCACCTTCGGTTTGTCCTTGGCCCTTGTACGGTAATATCATAATCCTCCACCCTGTTGGTGAAGGCAATTGGTCTAGTAATTCTGAATCTAATTTATTAGGATCAAGCGTAGTCGCGTCTCCTTTCTTCTTACCTGACTGGTAAGCTTTCTCTAAAGCAGACTTGTCCGCTTCTTCTTTCTTCCATTGTTCTTCCATTGCTAAAGTGCTTGGATTTGGCATTTATATCTCCTGGTTTTTCATTAGTTGTCGAATCTCTTCTCGTGTGTAATTCAACGCCTCGACTTGACCAGTCAGATTCTTGTAATGCTCCCAATCTCGGACTTCGCCGTTGGAGAGTATTTCTTGAAGTTGCTGTTCTTTTTCATCTATGGCGCGCAGTACAGCTGTCGCGAATTGTAGTAAATCTATGTTGCTCCCCCTGGTGGTTGATAAGGTTGGTAGGCTGCAGGGACTGGTATAGATGTTATACCTCCCATGTCTGGTACTCCAGCAGAGCCATACGGGTTGTTTTGATATTGTCCGCTTTGATACGGGTTATAGCCTACGGCTGGTTGCCCAACCATATAATTCTGTGCCATTTCAGCAGCTTGTTTTTGTTTTGCTGCTTCGGCGGCGGCAGCAGCTTCGGCTGCGGCAGTTTGTTCACCTTGCATTTGTGCAATAAGTTCTTGTAGCTGAGTCATGAAATCTGGTTGTGCGGGAGTCTCAGGAGGAGAGCCTTTTATAAAACCTTCTGGAACAGGTTGTGCTGTATTTGTTTGTAAAAAAGTTTCGCCTGTTGCGGGATTATAATATTGTGTTGTCATGGCTCCGCCTATTACCACGTCATCTAAGTCCAATATAGTATCGTCCGTGGTCGGTTGACCATTGCCCACGGCAGCATCAACGGCGGCTTGTACTGGGTCAGTTTGATCTGTTGGGAATAAATTTTTAAGCTCCTCATCTACCTTTGTAGAGCCAAGTTTATCTAAAAAATCTTGATACTCTTGGGCTTTCATACCAACAGAATCGGAACTTGGAAGGGTGGCTTCTGGCTCAACCATAAGTGATATGGGTGACGTTGAGTCAGAGGCCATAGTGATTGGTTCATCTTCCATCATAGCAAGACCACTTGTTCCTAAGGGGCCTAGTCCTGATGCTTCTCCACTAGCAGCTCCCAAAGCTTTTGCTACAGCTTCGGTTATAGGAT